TTACAAGCATTAGCAACTAAAGTAATGGCATTACTACCAACAGAAGCAACAACTCCGATAAATCTACCTGCCTTATCCACCACTACATCTTTAGGAGATACATTGTCGGCAGTCGCAGCAGTAGAACCGTTACTTGACCTAACCGTGTTAAGTACCTTATTACTAACCGAACCAATCATTAGATTATTCCCGCTTGCATCTTCTACTATTTCAGAAACTATGTAGGGATAAAAAGAAATTAAACCAACATTTTTATTATTCTTAGGAATATTTTCGGGGTCAAATTGATTATAGAAGCAATCTACTACTATTTCAGTTAGTCTCATAATACTAAATCTTTTTAATTCGTTTATTTTTTTATCATCTCTAGTAGACACTATATTATAATTAGCATAAGAATCATCTAAATTTGTTATGCTAGTAGTTCTGCCTTTAACTGCTTCTTTAGGCTCGGAGTGAGAAGTAGAGGTGGGTTCAGTTATAGTTAATAAAGAATAATTAGAAAGATTTCTTTCCTTAGACTTATTTAATATACTATCTTTTCTTTTAGAAGAATAGGGCAATAAATCACTATTACTGAATAAAAACATTCTTGCTATCTTAGGGTCTATCTGTTCAAACTTATCTTTAAATCGGTGTAATGCCCTAAGATTTGCCCCCCCACTAGTAGAATTTTCAGCATATGGTCGAGGAGTATAGAATATGTTTGGTGTTCCTCCTTCTCTATAATAAGGAATGTTAAATATAGTATCGCTTTTAGTTTCAAGAACATTAGGTTCGTAAAATTTATCTCCGATACTAGGTATATATCCTCTAGATTCTATTAATCTTTTATTGTCAAATGCAAAATATTTAGAATTTACAGTAGCGGAAGCAGTGGCATTCACGGCAGTAGCACTAAGGTTAGTTAGTCTTACCTGTATGCCGGTGCTACTTGAAGTACCGAAGCCGATTATATTTCCAATAAAAGTGTCATCGGGTATTCCGGCTGCAACAATTTTTTGTCCTAGCCTAAAAACATCATCAAAATGAGTATTAGCACTACCCGCTATAAATGTCTCAACATGTGCATCTATTATTGAACCGCCACTAAATGTTTCAATTTGACCCTGCCCTATAATATTCATTCCGCAAATATCTGTTCCTATTATGTTATCTCTAAGAAAGCCGTCAGTATAATACCCTGCATTGTATCTATATGCGCTTGAATAATATCTTATCTTACTAGGAATATCTTCGTAAAATCTAAAGGCATCCCCATCAAAAAATAAATGTTTAGATTTGTTATAATTACCTTTCTCGATATTCATAAGCCTATAATTTGAAGCACCAAAATTAGATTGATAAGTGCCGAACTCATCTAACTTAGATGCACTTTGCTCATTTACTGCATAATGAGAACCCGATACCCTATAATGAAAGGGTTGTTCGCCATCCATCTTATAATCTAAAATGCTAGTTGGGTTGTAGGCGTTACTTAATTTAAGTAGTGGGTGTATTAAAGCGATATTTTTAGCACCGTGTAAGTGTCCTGCATTTAATAGATTAAATTCATGTGTAAGTTTAGAAGTTTCTCTTGTAGCATATTGGCTATGTTGTCCTTCTAATCTGTCTATTACAGTTCCAGTACCAAAAGAAAATACTATACTAACTCCTGCATTAGAGTTAGTAGCACTATTACTCATTGTTATTTTAGTAGGGCTATCAATAGAAATAATAGTTGTGCTTGCAGGTATTCCTGTTCCAACCACATTCATACCAACATATATATTTGTAGTGTCAAAATCACTCAATGTTGTATTAGAGTTTAGTTTGCATGGTAAAGTGATTAAGCCAACGCTTCTATCAACATATATTCTAGTAAGAGTTGAAGGTAATGAATATAATATATCTCCCGTTTGTGCGCCACTACCTCCCGCATTTGAGTTCAAGACTATACCAGTAGAAGAAAAAGAAACGATTGTTTTAGTAGCAACATCAGCATCTTCGGATAAAACCATTCCTTCGGATAATCCGGTAGTGCTTACAGTCGCAGCCGTGCTTCCTCCTGTCCAAGTGGTTGAAGCAAATATCTCAACACTCTTCTCTACTGAAATAATATTCGCTAAAAATTTACCGCCAACATATATAGGTTTGTCGTGTAGGTTTTTTTGTCCTCTAATGTGATTGAATGCCGATAGTGCTAAATCACTATCAACATCTATGTATTTTCTAGCATGATTGCTTATATCATGGAGTGTTTTTCCTAGAGTAGCCTTAGCAAAGTGAGTATCTTGAGTATTAGCATAATTAATATCAACCCTACCTAATGTTAGTGGCATGTAAGGAGCAATAGTCACATAAGTTCCTTTGTTTTCACCTGCTGATTCTGTCTTAATAACTTCAAAATCTATTAAAGTATTCACAGTATCAAAACTTTCGGCATTACTGCTCTCATCTTCTAAAATTGCTTGGAAATGAGCATCACTTTTTAAATTAGAAACATCACTAATAAAATAACCTACGGCATTTTCATTGTCGCTCGCACTACTACCTACTAATACATCTCCTTCTGTTCCAGTTGAAGTAATTTTTACTCCCGAATTGAAAAACAATCCCTTGTTAGAAGACCCTCTTAAACTAGTAGTCGAACTAACAAAAGGATTAGTTGCTAATGCTTTGTTTAATATGTAGTTTTTATTTGCTTCTTTATATCCTGCTAAGGTTGTTCCTTCTGCTCTTGATTCATCTACTAAATCAAAACTAGTTCCTGTTGCAGTAGTGGCTATTTCTCCAATATAACTCATCATTCCCGAAGCATATTTTAAATGAACTTGAGTTCCTGCTGAAAGAGTTATGCTTGTCGAGGCAGTTAAGGTCTTACTACTAAAACTACAAGTAAAATTAGCCCCTGCACTTGTTAATTTATTATATGGGCTTTGAGTTGAATAAACAACATCTTGGGAAAATAAAGTGTTTTTTGATATTATTGGGGAGATTAGTTTTCTAATATTACTTCTCCCTGCTAACTTAACTTGGGTAAGGCCATTTTCCTTATAGTGGTCTATTCTTTCTACTTCACCTGTCATTTTTTCTACTACTATAATATATTGCCCTTTCATATAGTCTAGCATATTTTTGGTCGTGGCATCAAAGTAGCCTTTGTTTGAAAAAGACAAAGTGATTAGTTTTTTATTCACATCAATGGCACTAACACCTGCATATAAATAATTAAATTGGTTTGAGATTAATTTTATATGTAGTGTGTTTTGTCTATTGGCCACTAGTGGAAAATCAGTTAGTAAAGTATTATCAGTTGGGTTGTATGCTCTTCTTTCAAGCACACCATCATTTGCTAAAGTGTAAGAACCTGTTGTAAATATTGATTCAGTTTCTAATCTATTTTCACTTCTAAAAGTAATGTTTTGTGTTTTACCACTTATAGAGGCTATGCTTTGAACAACAACTATTCTTGTTCCTACTCTAACTTCATCTCCTGCATTCAAATAACTTCCTAAGTCATGGTCTGTTATTGTGGCATAAGTATTGCCCGAAGGATTAGAAGTTATTGTTGCTCCTATTGATTTAAATTCATTGAAGTCTCCTCTAAATAATTGGTGTCTTATTCTAAGAGGTTCTTCATCTCCTATTTTTTTGCTAAGTATTCTATATGGGTCAGCAACCTTTACTTCTGCTAAAGTTCCCTTTGCTCCCATAGATTCATAGAGTATTTGGTCTATTACATTGTAAGATAAGTTCGCTCTATCTTTAGAATATCCATATGATAAATACCTATACGGGCCATTATAATCTTGACTCGCAGTATCAGTTATTGTATCGTTATCATCTCTTCTAGCATTAGTAAAACATGCGTCACTTGTAAATGGGGTGTATGTTAATAATGTCTCTCCTTCATTACTCGTATGGGTAGAAGGATTATCTAATGTTTTCAAATTATCTACTAATCTTGCCTTTAGTGTCTGTTTTCCATAATCAATTATATCTGTTCCAAAATCAGGCATCGTTGAAAAGAAACTTATAGTTCCTAAAGAGTCAGTAGTTGCCCCTACCGCTACAAAATCTAATTCCGAATAAAGCAAATTATATTTTTTATTATGGTCTAATTGGTTTTTCTTATCTAAGTTTTCATTAAAGAAATAAAATAGAGGTCTTGCTAATGAAGTAGAGTGCGCTATGCTATTTTTTATTCCTAATCCAACGGCAGCGATTGTTTTATCGCTTGGTATAGGAGTTGAAAATAATTTAAACTTTACATCTTTTGCTATTTCATTACCCAGTTTTGGTCTAAATTCAAATGAATCTCCGCTAATATCATCAGTAAATATTTCCGAAACTTTAGCAAAGTGATGTTTATTTACATTATCGGAGTGTATCATAACAAATAAATGGGTAGTGTCTAAATCAATACTGTTTAGTCTAATACCTGTGCTTGTTAAATTATCAAAACATTTTATTCTAGTACCTTCTGTGACTGATAAGTTCAAATGTTCTAGCCCTAAAACATAAGTAGCATTAGTAGCATTAGATGTTGCTTTTTCTGTTAATTCAAATTCGGTGCTAGAAATAATTTTTTCTATTCTAGCACTTCTTCCAGCAGGTAAAGATGTAGTAGAAAATCCCGTTCCTGTGACTTGTTGCCCCACATATAGAGAATCAGTATTACCACTAGAAAGGGTGACTCTTGAACTTCCGGCAGTAGCATTACAGTTAGTCACTTGCACCCTACCTACCGGAGTTAAAGTCATATTACCCGAATTTTCTTCTATTACTGCTACTCCAAAAGTATCTACTAAAGAACCATTAGATGTAGGAGATAATGCACTAACACAAAGTTCGGGATTGGTTGGAGTATCATATGCACTTCTAGTAAAGGTAATACTAGTAGTTCCCGAACCATTGGCTTCCTTGCTCATAGTTATTTCATTACTACCTAAGTTTAATGCCGTGACAAATGTTCCATCTTTGATGTGCGTTCCTGTGACTTTCATGCCAATTAAAATATCATTACTATCTACATTGGTTAAAGTTTCACTTCCGCTACTAGCGGTGCAATCTTCTGTTATAACTGCGCTAGGCTTACTCAAAGCAACTAATTTAGAAACTTCTGTCATACATCTACCTCCTCAAATCTAAAATAAAATAATGTGTCGTCTAAGTTAGGTAATAAATTATTAGTAAAGAATTTTTTCTTTACTGTATTTACCATGCTCATTTCGTGCATCTCTCCCATGAATTGTTTGTTAGCAATAGCACTTTCTGTTCCCGTTGCATTGTTGCTAGAAGCCCCTATGAAATAGTCTTCTTGAGCCATAGAAAAGTCCGAAGATACCGATAAAACGGCTTGCTTAACTAAAATACTATCTAAATATATACTTACTTGTTTAGATACATCGTCATAAGTACACGCTATATGGAATTGATTATTTATGTAAGATGGGTCTTTGTAGGTGTGAATAAATATATTGACACCACTCCCTATACTACTAGAAGGCGCACTATTTAGAACAATACTTACGCCGGAATTAATCGAAGCAATAGTTCCTAAAGATGTAAATGTAAATCCATCTCTTGTAAATACTTCTTGTCCTACATGGAATTTAGCAGTAGAAGCAACCGGAACTGTTGTAGTGCTATTAGTGCCATCAGTAGTTCCGCCAACAACATGCGTCACTCTACCTTCTCTATCAAAACCATCATTAGAAGCAGTAGTTCCATCGTGTATAAATCCAACCCCAAGATTAGAATTAATTACTGTTGTATCGGTGGTTGTAGTGTGGTCTGCTCCACTTATGTTTAATACTGTTTTAATTTTATATTCAGCAGGTTGATTTTCATTATGAACTGTTGAGTTTACTAGTGAGATTGTAAAATTAGTGCTAGAAAATATATTCATCTCATGGACTAGCCTATTAGCAATCGGCATATACTCATTACTTTGATAATCAGCACTACCCGCATTACTGAATATAACGGTAGGCATTGTTTTTTGTGTAGGATTAATTGTTGGTCTTGATGTAGCCGAATACTGTCCAAAGCCATTTATGTCATAAGGTGTGATAATAGATTCAAAGGTAAATGAGCCTGTATATCCAAAAATACCATATCCTATATCATCATTATTAGGAACATTATCGCTATAATCTA